AACCCTACTTGTTCTTTTTGTGATATACCAAAACCATCTCCCAAATCTAAAGCAACCTGTTCAGCGGCAGCAGTTAGTTTCTCATCAGCATCTTTAAGTTCTGCTTTGTCGTATGGAGTTAGACTATCTTTAAACTTCCCTGCGATTTTGTCGTTCATTTACTTTATCCTTTTCTTTGTTGTGACATTGTTTACACACCCAACCATTTTTATTACGTCCACCATAGTACCCAATCAACTTAAATTCATTACAAGTTTTACAATAGACCCTTGGTTCAACCATCTTTTTTTGGTTTCTTTAGACCGTAAATATCGTAGTCACTTTCCAAGTCGTCCATGAATTGTGACCACATTACACATGGCGTTTGCTCTCCAACATACGCTCCCTCTATATTAAATTCAATATACTCAAGTGCTTCTTCAGCAGTCATACCATCTCGTGCTATAAGTATGGCAACGATCTTTTCGCCAGAATATATAAGACGATCTTCTTGCCTACCACTAGAATCCCAGATGCAAGATCGACCAATGAGAGCTTTGTCTAATCCGTCCATCTTAATCAACTCAGTCATTAAGCACTCCTATTTAAGTAAGATTTAGATATACGATCAATACAACTATTACACTGAAAACGCTTTATCCTACCCCTAACAATATACTTACCTATATCAGGACTCTTATACTGTTGACAAGACTGACACCATTTTTTTATATCTGTCATCGTCTATACTCATCTGCGTAAAGAAACATACATTTTGCTTCAAGTTCTTCATGTGTAATATCAAACTCAGCTTTGCCTAGTGTGTAGCCATCATCACGACCCACTTGATATGCGTGTTGCCAATAGGACTTCATCTGCCCTACATTCATCTCCATAAAAAACAAAATAAGTAATGCCCCAAAAACAAAAGATACTATGTGTGTCATTTTCCCTCCTCTTTTTCTACCAACTTATTTAAATACCACTGCGCTTTTTTCAAGTCTTCTAATCTATTACCCTTGCTACCTGCTCTACTTAAGTATTTAATTATGTTTCCTCTTAAATAGGCTCTAAACCCATAGCCTGTAAGTTTTGCCTCTATAAAGTCTATGGTTTCTATGCCCCCTTCTGTGTAATGCTTGGGGCTATTTACCATGTCACTCATACATACCTCTACCATTATGTTCACAATCTACAACAGGACAATAGTTACGGCACGTAAAATTTTGTTTGGGGTTCCAAACATCACACTCATATGCTTTTTCTAACCTACTTACATCAAAACTAAACTTATCCCATATCTCTTCAACCTGTGTTCTTACATATTCAGTTTTTATTAAATCTCCAGATACCAAAAAGACTAACCCTGCCTTTATATAATTAACTTCTGGAAAGTGCTTAAACGTAGCTAAACTAAGTATGGCTAACTGTTTAATATCAGCGAATCTTGCGCTTTTTCCGGTCTTGTAATCTATAACATATGCGCTATCTTCTTGATACGTTATTATCAAATCTGCGATACCCCTCCACCAAGCCTTTGGACTACCAAATTTACAGGGTTCTAGTTCTCTAGTTAACCCCATTTTATATTCACAATAATTAACACCCTCTATGCTTTTAAATATATCTAAATATCTTTTAAACTGTTCAAACTTTTTAGGTAGTGGTTTTTCGTCTCTCACATAAACTTCTGCGGCCGCATGAACATCCGTACCGTACATCATAGCTTCTGACGTTTCTTGCTTTATATCCCCAACAACTCTTAGCCTGTGGTATTTTCTAGGGCATTGTTGAAACAAAGATAATGAAGAATAAGACCACTTAACCATAAGACTTCCCATAGTATGTTTCACAGTTAAGAGGTAGATCAGGACACCAACTAGGCCTCCAAGTCATACACTCATTAATATATTCAACTGCTTGGGCTGAATCTTCATCCTTAACTACACAAGCAACTGCATCATGTACGGTCAAAACCACTTTATATTTCCTAGCAACTCGTAGCATTTGTTGCCCAATTATGCACCTAGCAACTGCCTGACATATGTTCTCAACTACTTTCCCACCATATATGTTTATACGGTCTTTCTTACTAACGTACGAATACGCTATGTCTCCAGTAGCGGTGTCTATATCTTTTTGTAGTTGGGGGTATTTTAAAGTTAGTTTATTGGGTAGTAAGAATCCTATAAAAGGCACTACCCTAACAGCTTCTTTTTGATTAGATACATCAAACATTTTACCTTTAACTATAGCGTCTAAACTTGTTTGAGCTTTTTGCCAGAATTTAGGTATGTGTGCATACGATTTTCTATAGGTTTGGATAATACCTTTACATTCCGATACACTTAATGTTTTGTTAAAAGATTTAAGTTGGATACTAAACCTAGTAGCCCCCATACCATAACCACAACCCAATATTGTAGTCTTGCCTACGAACCTTTGCTCACTTGTTATATCCTCTACTGGCCTGTTGTATATTTTAGAAGCCATTATCTTATATACATCATCCCCATTTGCAAACGCATCTACCAAATCTTGTTGGCCTGATAACCAAGCTAATACCCTAGCCTCTATTTGTGAAGAATCTGAGTTCACTATTACGTGCCCTTTAGGGGCTTCCATAGCTTTCTTCAACACAGAGTTCCTGGGAATGTTCTGCAGGTTTAGGTTGTCAGAGCCACCCCATCTGCCTGTATGAGCCGCATAATATTTTAGCGGAACTGGAAGGCTGCCCCTCCCACCTATCTCAATAAACCTCTGAGTCCTTGTTTCCTCTAAAGTTGACTTAGTTCCAAGTCTCGCAGCCACTAAAGCCTGTACTTCTGGCAATTCATGCTCCTGTAATTTCTTAAACCCCTCGTCAGTTTTAGAGAAAGCAAAGGTTTTCTTGCCTGTCCTAAGACTTATTTTCATTGGCGGTTCAACCCCCAGCGAAATTAATTTTTCTGCAAACTTAGGGTTAGACATCAAAGTATCTCTATCTGCATTAGCCTTGCTTACTAACTTTTCTTTCTCCAACTTAACATCTTCAAGATTGTTTTCTAGGAAAGGTAGGTTTAACTTGAGAACTGGTTGTGCATACATTTTTATTGTCGCGTCTATCAACTGTAACTCAACCTTTGGAAAACCAGAACCTACCATTATGTCGTATAGCTGTCTCGTGAGCACAACATCATTTTTACAATATTCTCCGTAAGCCTGTAATTCCTCATCAGTAAAATCAACGCGTCTCTTTTCTATAGCTTCGAGGACTTCGGTTCCTTTTTCTCCGATTTCGTAATACTCGGAAAGTCTTTTAAGACTTCCTCCCACTTCTGTACCATGCAAAGCCCTTGCCATGCTAAGAGTGTCAAGCCACCCGAAAGGGCGAATATTAAATTTCCAAGAAAGGATAGCGGCATCAAACATAGTGTTATGAGCGAGGCAAAAACTTTCTTTCCAGTTATATGACAAGAGAACTCTTTGTAGATAGGTAACGTCTCCTGCGTACCATTTTTCTTCTCCGTCTCCTTGCTTGACACAAAACCCAATGACTTCAAATCTTTCATCTCGTATGTACTCCTCTGTCGTAAGTTTAGATAACGAAAATTTCTTATCGTAATATGTTTCAAAATCTATTGTTAATATTTCCATTGTTCCCTTTACAAAATAACTGGTTGTGCCCTAACTCTTTAACGTACGTAGCCCCTCCATAAATGAACGAAAATGTTCTATGCCGTTTTCGTTGACCACCATGCCGTAACCACATGCTGAACAAATATCTCTAAGTTCTTTTTCTTGTAGCCTAGTAGGTTTGTTAGTGCCTGCTTTACACTCAACCGCAATGAACTTTCCTTGATAGCAAGCAATAATGTCTGGTATGCCCGAACGTCCGTACCCTCCTGTTTGAGGTGAGAACTGATAGGCCCCGTAGTCTTTTAGTATTTGTTTTATTTTATTTTTTACTTTAGCTTCAGGTGTTGACATTTTGTACTCTACATTACGACAGATACCTTTAGACTAGCACAAAGAAAAATCATTAGCAACAAACTCATTAGACAAAAAAAAACGGACAATTCGCTTTTACACGAAATGTCCGTCTAAGTGGGTCTAGTTGTTTTATAGTTTAGGCATGCTTGTTCTATAACGTATTTCTTTTTGCACTAGATACGTAATGCCGTTATGCTTAATCAAAGGCAACCTAACCTTGAGTTTAACATCAGTCAAACGATCGGGCTTACCCCATTTCTGTACCGTAAATCCTTTATCTTTTAAATGTTTTAAAGGCTTAGGCAGCTTCATCACTATCTCCTTAAAAATCAAACTTTGAAAGAATCTTATCAACACCATCTTTGACTTGTAGTCTGGTGTCTCTAAAATCACGTAGGTCTTGTGCATCATCTATGTTGGATAGTGTTGCGGAAAGTGCTCGCCTTGCTTCTTCCAACGTAGGGTCGTTCTTGATGTTGAAATGTTTTAGAGACTCCACTAGCCCTTTGGCATCAGTCAACAAAGTATCCCTGAATGTTTGCGTATTACCATTCGCATCTTTGTCGGTCAGCCTATCACTCATTCTGCTAAGGTGCTTGTGTAGCCTATCCCAAGCAGTATCCATAGCAAGAGCCACTTTGTCTTCAACGTGAGACTCGAACTGTGACTGTAACTCCTCCACAGCTTTTTGCCCTACGTCTATCCTAAAGTCACCCTTCGTGGGTACGGGCGAGTAAGCACATGCAAATGAAAACTTAGACTCTAAAGCCTCAACGCTTGGATAGTCTTCTGGATTGTATGATGCCCCAGAATTGTAAGCCGCTTCTACTTGTAAGTCTAAGTAGTTAGCTTTTAATTCTTCGAGCATACCACGCCATACGTTTTCTCTTTTACGTACTTCTGCTTTGTGATCCATGAACTGTGCCACAGGTAACAAGCGAGGACCTCGGTCACTCCAAGGCAACGTATTATCAATGTTCCAAGATCTAACCTTAGCACTATACTTAATCATGTCATGCAACAAAGTTGTGCCTGATAGTAATTGCTTGTGCACCTTGTTCACAGGAACCTTAGTGCCTTTGCTTTCATCTACTTCTTTGGAAGCCTGCTTGTCAATCTTCTCGGCTGTCCAGTTGCGAATGTTCAACTCTACTTGCATAGCACATGTGTGTATACCATATTCTGGATTACTCATTTCCCACCTCCTCTACTTTAGTTTTAATTTGTTCCCACGCATCTTTGATCGCCTTAATATCTTCTCGATACCTAACAAACTCCTCTACTTCTATACCGCTATCTCTCGCCCCAGACCTGCTTATCTCAAGGTTTACGTACTCCGCAATAGTTTGCTCTATTAATGCAACAGCTTCCTGCAAAATAACTTTATCCCTTATAACTTTGTTGTGTTCATGGACATTTCGTAGTGTTGACGAATTGTCCTTAAAAAGGTCTAACTGTTTATTTGGTGTCCACATTTTTACTCTCCTTAAATGTCAATGTGTATGGTTTTACCTATTGGGCTTTTAAAGTCTGGGTTGTTTAAGA